CCTGGAACCTGGCGCTGAACTCGATCCGAATCGTCCAGGAAGGCGGCAGCTATCTCGCCGCCCACAACGACGTGATAGCTGCCGCCTTCCTGGACGATTCGGATCGAGTTCAGCGCCAGGTTCCAGGTGTCTTTCGGGGCGTTTGCAACCAGGGCACTATGCAGGACGACGCAGCATTCATATAATCGCTGGGTCATATTATCACCCGAGGGAAATCACATATTCCTTGTGCCCGCGAAACGCGAGCCCCTTGACCTCGGCAACGGAGATCACCCTGTACTCGTAACCCCCGTACTCGACGGCATCCTCTGACTCGATCTCGCGGGCGACCTGGTCATCGGTTTGCAATGCCAGCGTCGCGATGCCCCCGGTTGCGCCCTGTAAAATCTGTGTAAAACCCTTTGATTTGAGCACTGCCTCGAAGCACCGGAACTTCACACCCTTTACGCCGGGGCGTAGCTGCTCGTTGTCGTTCGAGGGAATAGCTTTGTGCCAGATAGCGGTTTTATCAAACCTGTAATGCATAGCCCTAATCCTCCCAAAATGATGTGAACGGCTTATCGTCCGCCGAACGCAAATAAATGCCAGCGTAGAATAACCCGGCGTTTACAAGCATTTTTCTCGCGAGCGGGGAGAAAGCGCGCCCTCGTATCTCGTCAAGCGGAATGGTCGACCCCGACACCGGATCGATGCCGACGAAGACGTTCATGTCGTAATTAGTAAGTTGATAATACGCCTGCTCCAAACACACCCGCCAAATTGCGTCGCGCTGCATTGCCGACAATCGCGTATGCCGAAACGTCGGACATTTTTCTTTGATTTCTTCGTAAACAATGCGCTCGATGCGGTTGGCGAAGGCAATAAGTTTGTTTGGCTGATTCCCTGGGATTTGTTGTTCCAGGTTTAAGCCGAACTGCTGATAAAAATCATTCGCAAATTTTTGTACTCTATTCTCAGTCATAATGACCTCCTATGAAAATAAAGAGGAGGAATAAATTCCTCCTCTTCTAAAAATATAATTACTCAGCCGTTTCAGCCTGTTGCAAATCAACATAGACACTGTCAATCTTATTGTTTTTGCCGTTCGGGAAGACAAAGGTGTCCCAATCTTCCCTGGTAGCAAATACATAGCCATCGCCGTGCAAATGGGTGCCCGGCGGGAAGAAGTAAATCGAATTGATTTTCGGAACGGTAATTACTGTTTCCAGAGACGCAAGAACAACATTGAGTTTGACACCCGCCGAAGTGACTTTTTCGTAATAATCATCAAGATCATCTGCATTCGGGTTCGTAACTTCAGTATATGTTCCGTCGGATTTCGTATAATAAGTTTTCCCATCAACGATTGTTTCGTCCGTTGTTTTTGCATACGCGTCTTTTTGCGGCTCGAATCCTCCATCAGCGGGATTGTAATTAAATGCGCTATAAAAACGCTCGTCTTCCCAACACTCGAGAATCGGAACGCCGTCAATGGACGTATATCGGGTTTCAATTCCTATACCGCCCTCCGGAATGGTCACCATTTCGATTTTGCGCTGAAGTTCGGTTGAAGTCTCCAGTTTATCCATGATTGCACTCGAAACGTAGCAAATCAGGGTTGGCCGATATTTTTTGATTTTTGAAATATAACTTTTAATTTTTGAAACAGCGTTATTTGTATATGCGCTGACTTTGGTCGTACTATAAAGATTTTCGATCGGTTCCGCGGCTTGAGAGCCGGAATGCCATACTCCGTTTATCGCAGCTTGAGCTACGCGTTCAAAGAAGAGTGCGTCCAATTCGGGAACGGCCTGAGTCTTTTGAAATATCATCGCGATATTTTCTGCTGATGCAAGATAATTGGTTTCATCGACATCAGCTTTGTCAACGAAGAACGAAATGTCACGAGTGTGCATAACTGTGTACGGGACATCGTTTTGCACCCATCTGCCTTTATTAAACCCAGAACCATCACGAAGATGTGTTTTAAAGCCGCTGACGGCCATCTGGGTGAAGTGGAATGTACGCGCGCCTAACCATTTTACGTTCGGAACAATGAACGGCGAGGTAAGGCTTTCCTGGATTTTGATCTCCAACAACTTAGGAGACCAAATCTCTGCATAGTTCGGTTGCGAAGAATAGGAACTAGACATTAACTAATAAACCTCCTTAAATTAAATCTGCTTGAATGGGCTGCGGCGGTTCCACGGCCTTTGAATTGTCTGCTGCTGTTGTGCTTGGTTGCTCGCAGCTGAGGGAACTACCTTGCCGCCTGCTGGCTGCAAACCACTCGATGTCGGAAACGCCGGCTTTGGGGATTGTTCGGCCTCGAAAACATAATCGTGCGACTTTTTAAGCGCTTCGATCTGCTCCGAGAGGCCGTAGAACTTGCCGTCCTTATAGGTGACCTTTGACTGGTCGATAAGAGCTTTTAGGATTTTTACATCCTTCGGCTTTGCCGCTGAAAGAGACTTCGAACTCATATTCGTATTCCTTTTCAGCGATCTTTTTCTCGTACTCCTCGCGAGTCTTCTTGTTGAGGTCGGTCAACTCGTCGATTTTTTTCTTCAACTCATCGTTGTTAGCCGCGGCCTTCTTGAGATCCTCGAGCTGCTTGTCGCGCTCGGTGATTTGAGTTTTCAAGTCTTTGACCTGGTTGTTGACCTCGTCAAAACGACCTTTCGGAATAAATTCACCTTCGCCAAAAAAGTATTTTTTTTCGGCGCCCAATTTCGGCTCGATATGCTGCTTATACACGTCTTCGCCGACTAACTGTTTTAATGCATCAGGCATTTTCAATACTCCTTTCTACGCGTTTTACGGGCGCGACCCGATTTTTGGGAGATGTGAAAAAGGACGGTTGTCGCACCGCCAGGCGAAATCTATCTATCAGCCGAATGGCATAATAGGCTATTGAAAAGCCGGCAACTGCCGGCCCTGGGAAGGAGAGGGTGAATTATGAAGAAAAATCTATTCTGGCGTATAGTATTTTTCGTCCTCGCTGACGATCGTCCGCCAGCGGTAAAAAGCACGCCCGTGCTGTAAACTGTAAATTTCGTATTCCTTGTTGAGTCTACGCCACTTCAAGCGAAGACGCTTCGCTTCGTTGGTGTATCCGGCCTGCCGCATCAAGCGCTCTTCCATCTTCAGCTGCCGGATGTTGTTCTCGTAATAGCGCTGCTTCTGGTCGATCGCGTATTCACGTTTGATCTCCTCGCGGCTGTATTCCTGCGGCGGTCGGGATCCTGGCTGATACGGTATGAGCCGGTGCCGGCAGTTGTAGCCATTGATTATCGAGTTTCCTTCGTTGAACCGCAAAACATCTGGCAGGTAAGTGTACGGTATCCCATCTTTTACACCCTGCCTGTTGTTCGGGTTTATACTATACAGCTTACCCTGGTGCGGTGCGCACCGGGGGCTCGCATCCGGGTGGCTCGTCGTCCAAACGTACTCGACGCCCTCGTCAATGTACCGCTGCAAGTCCTCCATATTAGCTTCGTACCGGACGGCCATCTCGGCCCGGTTTCGGAGCGACATGACGTAGGTATAGCCCTTGCGCTTCTCTGTCGCCCCGACCTTGACTACCTTCGGAGGTTCCGCGGCCAGGGCCTTAAGCGCAATCTTGAGTTGCTTGTCGTAGTCTTCAATAACGGCCAGCCCTTTCCTGGTCTGATCCAGAAGCGGCCGGATCGAGTTTATGCGGACTTTGTCGACGTCGTGCAAAAGCGCCATGATGTCACCGACGAACACTTCGCCAGTGAACTCGCTTTTGACCTGGTTGGCCAAGTTGCGATTAAGAATTTTTATCGTCTGCTCCAACTGCCAAAACCACTTGCGGCAGGAACGGACTAGTGCCTGTCTTGCTTCCTCGCGCAATACCGGGTTTTCAAGTTGACTACAGTACCGGGCTATTAACTTGTTGAGTGTCTTCGTCAGTTCGTCCTGGCTTTGGCCCTGCATGATGCCGAGGGTGATCGCTTCCTTGACCTTTGTCGTTGCCGTCTGGACCAGAACGACCGCTTTTTGCGCGACGTTTTCGTTCGGGCTTTTTATCGGTTCCAGGGTTTTCGCTTCCACGCAGCATTACTCCTGTTTCGGTTCTTTCTGCTGTGCCTCGATAAGCTTCGTCATGTCCTGTTCTTGCTGTGTCGTCTTTTGTTTTTCGACATCGACGCTCTCGTTCTTGTCTTCTGGCTCCTCTTCTTCGTCATAGCCAGTAAGATTAGGCAGGTTATCTGGGCTGTCAAGCGCCATCCCTTCCTCAAACCGGATTAGGTTGACTTCCTCATCGATCTGGCTGTCGGTCCAGTCGGGATGGATATTCTTCACAGCTTCCCGCGTCGAGGCGACCCGGTATTGTTTGGCCGTTCCCCATGTGTTGATTTTGTCGCCCTGTTTCTCGATAACATAGTCGCCAAACTTGACGTTGATTCTGCAGTTAGTGAGGTCAATGTTTATGTCCGGAATGTCTTCCTGCTTAAGGTTTTCAAGATTTTTCTGCATCCAGGAATTCAGAGCAATAAACTGTAACAGCAGTTTTTCAAGCAACGGGCCCCAGAGCTTAAGCTTCGAGGAACGGGTTTCGAGTGTGGTCTTGTTCCGTTCCTGTTGGCTCTCGGCCGAAGCGTCGACGCTCTCGATGCCAGTAATGCCGATTGAGTAAGGAGATAATCCGGCGATGTTAAGCGCCGTCGTCAGCGCGGTGACCCATTTCTGTTTGAGCGAATCTTGCTTGTCCTTAATCTCCGCGACGACAATCTCATTCTTGGCGTTCTGGTCAGGATCGCCCGAGACCCGGATATAGTTCTGGACGAACGGGTCGAGCATCTTTATGTCGATGCTGCCTTTCTCGTCCTGGAGAAATCTCAACATCGTATCAGGAACATACCGCATAGGCTTGTTGTTCCTAACTTCCGAGTACATTTCCGAGAGCACCTCGTCAAGCGCGTCATAGCTCGAATGTGCACCGGCATAGTCCGACGCACCGTAGGGGGAATCCGGGAACTCGTTGTTCGGAAGCTTGTTCGGAAGCTCAAAGGCCAGCATACCCTTCAGATCGGAAAAATGCAATTCCGGTGTCTCGGCTAAAGGAGCCGTCTCCGGTAACGTCGTTAAAGGAACTTCCTTTTCGTCGCCGCGGTCGCTAACCCTGTAGAGTTTGTGAATTACGAGCGCTTCGCCTTGTTCGTTGGTTGTATAGATTTCCTTATGAACATAGTTGCTTGAGCCGACCTTGTAGTAATTCTTGAAAATGATCTCGGTTGTGATGCCGCGGTCTTTGACCAACTCGGCGTTGCGAATGTCAGCAATCTCAATGATGGGATAATCGGATACGGCCATGTCATAGCCAAGCTTAATGAACACATGTCCACACCAACTAGCCGTAACTGCAGCTTTATGCATCTGCTCCGCGAACGCGGTGTTGTTCATGAGCACCTCGAGGATGTCCTTTGCAGCCTTAGTCTTTGGCTCGTCTATATCCTTCGTCGGCTTGCCATCGGCGTCTAGTTTGTATATCGTGATCTCCGGCAGTATGCCACCGCCGAAAAGAACGATTCCCATTTTATTCGCGATAAGCGCCGGCAACCCGGAATGTACCTTGCGATAATTCGCGGGCGCCTGTGCCCAGAAGTAATTCATGTCATGGGTCAATACCGGCCCATAAGACTGATAAAACTGCCGGATCATGTACGGCTTCCCGGAGAACCAGGCAAAGTTCTCGAGAACGCTCAAGGTGAATTCCTGCTCCGGCGTCATCGAGCGCGGCTGATTGTAATATTTAGGATTGAAAACATAAACGCCCTTTTCCGCATATAACATATTCAAATCGGCCTCCAATTGATTTAATCTCTTTGTCGTTTTCTTTTCCTGCCGGCGCTCCCGCCAAGCACGAATTCTATCAAGTACACCCATTGCTTAAGCCACCTGCCTGTCTAGTCTATCGTAATCCTTTGCGGCGCGTAGAATCGCGTTCATGTGCCGCGTCCATGCGTATTCGCTGCTGTCGATAATGTCGTTATGTCTTTCGTTCAAATCTTCCCGGACCTCGTTCGGCTTTTCCGAGCGCTTGGCAACCATGAACGCATCGTAAATGTCCCGGCCCTCGGTGGTATCGTTGAATTCCAGGACACCGTGGGATAACATGATTATCCCCAGGTCGACCCGCTGCTTGATAGTCGCCTTGTACGAGGCAATCACTTCAATGTGCGGGAACATCGTCTTGAACATCGTCCGGATGTCGGCGATGTAGTTAAGTTCGGCGGAATCGATAGAGACGTAGCGGATGTTGAGGTGTTGATACCGCTTGATGAACGCTATCAGGTGCTGCGTCTTTTGCTGGTATCCACATTGTGTAAACGTCATCTTGTCTATCCCGCCGACCTTAGTGTAATCGTGTTGGAATCCCCAAAGACTGATCGTATTTGTCGCCCTGGTCGCGCCGATGTCGAAGCCGATTCCGAAATGGTGGTAATTGCGCACGTCGAGCGGCTTGATGTGGCGTTTCGGGTCCATGTAGTCGATGTACAATAACTGGCCAGGGCTCCCACGCTCGCCGAGTATCTTAATCGTGTAATAGTAGCTGCCGACAGGATACACACTCGATATGCGTGCGATTTTTTCGGATGTCATGATCGGGTTATCTTGCATCGTAAAATGCATATAATACCAACCAGGTTCCTTTTCAACCTTGTTCATGTCGGCTCTGATAGATGCCGGGCAGTCGCCGATTATGTTACACCGGTTGATGTAGTCCTGGTAGATGTAATGTGTCGGCACGTCGCCGTTAAGTGTCCAAATCGCAAACGGGCGATCGGCCGAAGCTTGCCGTGCAAAACACTCGTCAATAAACTGTTTGTTGGCATTGTTAACCTCATCGACCAAGATGACGCCAATCGTCTTACCGAGAATCTTGCGCCAGTCGCGGGCGGTCGAGTAGCCGCAAAGCAGAACCTTTTTCAGTTTCGGGCGGCCGGGGATGTCACAGCGCACTTCCAGGTAATAGCCGCCGATTTCCTCGCGCCGGCGCTTGATGTATTTCGGGTGCATGACTTCAAGCCCGAAGTCGCTAGTTAGAATATTGTCGCGGATGGCATCCAGGTTCTCCGCGGCGATCAGGTGCAGGCGCTCGTTGGAATCCTGGACTGCCTCGAAAAACAGCTGGATCGAGGTGACGGTCTTGATGCTGCGGATCGTGCCCTCGAACACAAGCAGGTGGACGTTATCGCGCAACCCGACTGACATCGCGTCCAGGAGTTTGTCCGTCACAATGAATTTTTTACCCGCTGAGGCCGCCATCATTGCTGTCACCCGCCTCACCTTCGTTGTTGCTGTCAATGATCTCGGCTATTTCGTCATCGTCGAATCCGGGCACCTTGCGATCCTTAAGTGCAGATAGTATCGTCACATGCAAATCGGACGCTTTCTCGTCTTTCGTGTCATTCACGATCAGGCGGTCGTCGTTGCGCCACCGGTTGCTTGCTCTGTTCTTAAGCCAGAAAATCTGGGCTGAGATGTCCGGAGCGACCCACTTTTTTTTAACGACACGCTTGACTCGTACCGTGCCTTCATATTCTTCTTGGATGTCTTCGGTATAATAGCCCAATGCCCGCTTAAATAGAGCGTTTTCAACCTGCATATCGGCTTCGTCGCGCCCGATTTTTAAGGCCTCGGAAAACTCGGGGAAACGACGGATCCAGGTATATAGCGTATCCTGGTTCACACCTATGTTTTTAGCTATTTGTTCATTCGTTAGGCCATTTCGCTTCCAAGCGGCAACAATACCCAGCCCTTGTTCGGTGATCCACTCGTGATATTTCCCTTTTCGACCGGTTCGCCCGGACTTGGCCCTTTTTTTCTTTTTGCACGGGGCTGGCTTTGTGTTTTTTGTCTTGTCAGCCACATTAACACCTCATTTCTCAGCGTAGGCCTCCTCCTTGGTAAAATAAAAAGCGACTTATTGGTCGCTATTGCTTTATAATATTATTAAGTACTTACTTATATATAGCCATTATTACATATTAAGTATAATGTAATAACATATAATCAAATTAAAAACCTAGGTAAAATATAATATATTACCTAGGCAAAAAGAAGAGTTAGAAGAGAGAGAAGAAACTTGAAAATGATAGAAGGAGATAAAACAACAACGGAAACGTGACCGTTTCGGCGTCTTGCAGGCATAAACCTACGTCTACATTATATCACAGGCTTTTTGAAAAAACTGTGTGTTTTTTGTGTGTTTTTTGTAGAGCTTCGATTTCCTGCGATTTAATCTTGGCGATGATCCGCGAGTTGATCCTGCGGATGTAAGGGTAATCATACTGTAGCTCCTGAGCGACCTGGTTCAAAGATTTTCGCTCGATGTGATGGCGGTAAAACACGTCCATTTCCAGCGACTTGCATGTTTCCCTCAGTCGCTCAATCCCGTAGATATAGATGTCTTTCGCGTGCTCGAGGTCAGCGAGATACTCGGACCAAGCGTCCACCCTTTGCTTACATAATATTATCTTATTAATAATATCCTTGTCCGTTATATACAATTGAGGATTAAATAATATCTTGCTATAATCAATAGCTTTCACATCTCGCGGTCCGGCAAGTTTGACAAGCCGCTTGAGTTCGGCTTCCGCTACACGTAAGTTCATTTTCGCGTCGAGGATCTTTCGCTCGAGGTCTTTGTACTGCTTATATTCCAACTCCATTTTTCGCCTCCCTCTTTTTTTTGATCTGCAGGTCAATCACCATTCTGATTTTCATTGTTTCCTCTCTTTATCATTCTTCTCTTTCCGGTCATTGATTGTTTGCTTTAAAGTATCCCATCCCATTATCGCAAGCAGTATCGAGAAAAGACCTATTATTGTCCAAACTAATGCATCATTCCAGGGCATCGGTTTCCTCCTTGTCATTTACACTATTGATAATTTTATCTATGCACTC